TTACTTGGTCGGTTTCGCCAGAGCCCCAACTCGGCGATATACCCGCTCGGTAATGTCGCCCTTGGTGTGGCCAAGCAGCAGGCTAGCGTGGTCGACATCGACAATTTCGGATGCTGCTTTCGGGCGGATGTCACGGAACTGGAATTGGCTGATACGGCCAGCCAGCACTTGGTCGCCGGCGGCTGCCGCTGCTTTCACTGCTTCCTCCCGGGCATCGTCCCAGCGATGGCGAAGCATGGCGGCCGTGACGCGTTTCCCCGACTCGGTCAGCAAGAGATACGGCGAGCCGTGCGGCGCGTTACGCTCCAGTATCTTCCGGATCAAGGCGCCCAGGCCGCTTTCGACCCCATCCACCTCAAGCATGATCCTCAGCTTCTTGTGGGTCTTTTTCTGCTTCACGCCGAGGGCTTTGTCCTCGATGTCATCCCTTCTCATCACCAGCACGTCCGCCGGACGCTGGCCCGTCAAATACGCCAAGTCCATGGCGTCCTTCAGCTCACCTACCGCCTTTGCATAAACCGCTTTCCAGATCGCATCGTTCGCGTAGAAGTCCCTGGGCACTTCCTTGTTCTTGCGTACGCCCTGACAGGGGTTCTCTTTGGAGGTGAGCCCCCATTCCCGCGCCACGTTGTAGACGTGGGATAGGAGGGCGATCTCTCTGTTTGCGCGCACCGGCGCTGATCGTGCATCTCGGTACTGGGCGACGAGCGCTGGCGTAATGGCCTCGATGGGGGCCTTCTCGAAAAACGGTCGCAGTTGCCGGAGTTCTGCCAGGTTGTCTTTCTGCGTCCGCGCTCCCTTCTTGGGAATAATGTCTCGCTCATAGCGATCAAAAATTGCCCCCATCAGCAGCAAGTCACGCGGTTTTTCCCGGGCTTCTAACTCAGCCCATTTCATCCTGGCCAAGCTGAGGTCTGTGCCCAGCGCGATTTCCTTGCCGTCCTTGTCGCGGTAGTAGTAGCTGATCCACGCCTTGTTCGGGTTTTTCTTGCTCTTGCTGGTGCGCTTGCGCCGGTACACGCCCGGCGGCAAATCCCTGTTCTCTGTGCTACGGGGGCGCATATCACCTCACCTTTGAAAAATCTGGCGTCCAAGCAGGTACGGGTGGCGGGGGCGGCGGTGCCAGCGGCACCACCTCGAGGGTCACGCCCAACTTCATACGGGCGTATTGGCGCCCCACCAGGGGGCGGCCGCCGCGGCTCTCGACGAAGTGCCAGCCGCGCTCGTTGAGCCAGCGGCGTTGCCAGCCCCTGGCCTTATAGCCGGTCAGGTCGGCCAGCTCTTCGTCCGAAAGGATCTCGGTTTCCATGGGATGGTCTCCACGCCGCCGGTGGCGGCAGGTTGGTGGTCAGGCTGCTGGCGCAGGGCTGACGATGTAGTAGCTGGTGCACTTGCAGCGCGGGCACACCATGGTGCTAGCGCCTTTGAGCCACTTGCAGGGCGCAAGCACGCGCTCGCTCTCCTTGTTCTGGTTGCGGCACCGGGAGCACTTCACTGTGATATCGGACACGGGTCATCCTCGCCCGCGCATGTCGGCGAGCTTGATAATTGAGTTGGATTTTTTGGGGGGAGGAGAACGCGGGTGGCTATTTGCCACCCCTTAGCGGGACGGCTATCCTTTCGCCTCCACATCGCTGAATGGAGACGACTATGAATCTGGCAGCACTTCAACACTTGGTGAATAACGAACCTGAAATCATTGAAGGGAATGTGCCTGCAGGAACAGACTCGAACGCAACCTTAGGCGTCGCCAAATTCATAGCTGCGGATGAAGCTAACCTGAGGCGGTTATCTGAAAACCAGCGCTATCACTTCGAGCGTTTCATCCTTCCCCTGATCGAACATGTGGCATGTGAAGGTGTCTTCGGCCCAGAGGACGAGGATGGCGACGGCTGTGTCGGTAGCGGGTTCATCGATGACGAAGATCTGGAGAACTGCTATCAGTCGGGCGACATGTTCTGCCAGGAGTGCACGTACGTCCAAAACAAGATGAACGAAGACTGAGCTTATCCTGCCTGGGGCAACAGTCTCTTTGGCAACTGGACGGTGTCGCCGAGCTTGTGGGCTACGATCGCGCGGCATGCTGCAGGCAAAGGCAGCTCTGCGCCTTGGGCAACATCTTTGCCGTTGTGAGTTATCCACGCTGCCCAGTAATCACAGTCTGGCTGCGGGCAGTGCAGGCTGACGTTGTGTTTCTGCATTAGCGGGCCGCCGACCGCCCAGTCTTCCCATGGGTTGAAGCGCTTGGTGTGCTCGATGGCCTGGCCCTGGTAACGGGCGAACACCCGGTGCGGGTTGCCGTACTCGGGCGGGGCCATGAACAGGTCCAGGCCTTCCGCCGTGCCCACAGCCCACCCCAGCGCCTCGCCGACCAGGTTGGCCGTCTTCACTTCGATCAGGTCGGTCATGGCGCCACCTTGCGGATCGACGGGAATGGGTAAGACTCAGGTTTGTTGCCGTGGAAGCATGCGATCCACTCGCCATAATCCGTGGTCCACTGCCGGCCGCACTCGGTCTGCACGTAGCGTTTGGCGACCTTGCTGATTTTCTGAATGCCCATGCTTTGGAAGTTTCGGTCCAGGCATTCGACCTCATCGCCAACTGCCAGGGCCGGAAGTCTCGCGCTGACCTTGTAAGTAAGCTCGCTCACAGCTCATACCTCTCATCAATCCAGCGCCCAGGCGCCAGTGCGGGTGTAGGTTCGGGTGGGGTTTCGTGCGGGGAGAGCTGGCGCTCGTTGCCGGCCTGGTCTCGCCCGCGCAGCATCCAGTCGGGAAGGCACGAAAGAGATACGTAGTTCTTGCTGCTCTGCCAGCACGTAACGCCGTGGGCGTCATCGTGCAGGGTCTCAAGGGTTTGTGGGGCTGCTGATGGAGCAGGTCCGCAGCCGGCCAGGGTGGCCAGCAGCAGGAGGCAGAGGGCGAGTCGGGTCATCGGCTCACCTCCACGCCAGGCATGTGCTCGTCTGCCAGTGCCTGGGCCAGTCCTACGGGCCACCAGTAGAGTGGGCGCTGGTAGCGCGGGTTGTAAGTCTCGCGGATGATCAGGCCCTTCTTCTCCAGGGCTTTGAAGGTGCTGAGCACCGCCGCTGCGGCAAGCCCCAGTCGCTCGCCTACCTGCCAAGTCAGGCCGCCAAGGCCAAACACACACGCCTCGTCCCCTTTCAGAAGCTTCTCGCAGTCCTGCTGGTAGAGGTGGGGAGTCTTGCTGCGGTAACGGACCGCGTTATCTCGGCCGATATCGCGCAGTGTTTCGAGAACATCTTGCTGCCGATCTGTGAGCTTCGGGGCTTCTGCCTTTTCTGCAGGCATGACTTCGTCCTTGGCCGCCATATCGCGGCAGTGAATAGAGGGGAGAGGGGTTACAGCGGGCGGAGTACATTTGTACTCCTGCGGTCATTCGCCCTGGTTGAGCGCGTTCCAGGCTCTGGCCAAGCCGGTATGATCAGCCGCTCGGGCTTCCTTGTGGCAGTTGTCACAGCGGATGCTGTAGGGCTTCTGCTGGGTGCTGTCGTGCCCGGTGTTGAAGCCCTGGCAGTTATCGCAGCTGGTGCAACGGCTGGGCTTCTCTGGCACGCACTTCGGCGCGCTCGGCTCTGCGCTGGCGGATAGGGCGTTGCGTGCGACGGTGCCATCCTCGATGAAGTCCGGCTCTTCACCGCACCAGAGAATGTTCAGCGGCTCGCCGCTTACGGTGTCCCAGTTACCACTCTCGAAATGGTAATGCTCGCGGTCGGCGTAGAACCTAAGGGCAGCGCGCAGCCGCTCAACCTCAGCATTCAGCTCTAGGTGTCGTCGGGCGTACTCAGTATTCGCAGCGACAAGCCGCTGAACCTCTTCGGGGTTGGCTATCGGCCCCACCGCAATTACAGGCAGACCAACCGCCACTGCATCCCTCTCTGCCTCTTCTTTGGTCCACCAGAAGGCAGTACCAACCATCCAGGCTATTGGCTCGGGGTGGGGCTGCGGGCATGTGGAATTCATTGCCTCCTGTAGTCTTCGGGGAAGAGCTACATGACCGTGGTTGATCAGTGCCGCGTTGATCTCTTCGGCCAGATAACGAGTCACGCTGACCATCTCGGTGTTGCTGGATCGGTTTTCTGTGGGCATGGGTGGCTCCGGCCTATGCGGCTTTCAAAAGGGCTTCAATTACTCGCTGGCCTGCCAGCGGCGGTACCGCATTTCCGGCCATGTGCATGGTCAGCCGGTGGTTGTCCGGGCGCAGGGTGTCTGCCGGGAACGACATCGCGGCCAGAGCCTCGCTGGCGCTGAGCATCCGCATCCGGTCACCGTCGACCAGGGCCCAGCGGTCCAGGGTGGTGATGGTGCCGATCGGCCGGTTGATGTCGCGGCCGGTGGTGCCGGAGCCCTTGCCGTAATAGGGCATGATGAAGCGGTCGCCGAAGCGCTGGCGCCCGTTGCGCACCCGGTCGAGCGTGGCCTGGGCCCGGCCTGGCTTCTCGATCGGCGACCAGCGGCCGGCGTCGAAGTCGAGGAAGCTCGCTGCCGGCACATGTCGTTCCTGTGGCAGCTGAAGCATCAACGGTGCCTTGCTGCGCGTCAGGACCATGAATAAGCGCACCCGGTGCTGCGGCACGCCGAGGTCGGCGCAGTCCACGATGTGCGGTGCTGCCTGATATCCAAGCGCCTTTACCGCCTGAAGCCAGGCTGGATAGAGCACCCAGTCGGTGAACTCCGGAACATTCTCGATCACCGCAGCTTGTGGTCGGTGGAACTCAAGGGCCGATACCGGCGCCCAGGCCGTCGAGCGGGAGGCGTCGTGCTCCGGGTTGCCCGACTTCTTGCCGCGGGCTTTGGCGTGCCCTTGGCAGCAGGGCGAGGCAAGCAGAATGTCGTGTGCCGGCACGTGCTCCCACCGGGCCTGGTGCAGATCCTGGCAGACATGCTGCGTTTCGGGGTGGTTGGCGCTGTGCCATTCAACGGCCACCGGCCAGTGGTTTGCCGCCCAGAGAACCTGGACGCCTGCGGCGCGCGCGCCGGTGCTCCATCCGCCGAGGCCGGCAAATAGGTCGATTGCTGTAGTCATGGCGTTTGTTCGTCTCTACAATGCAAAAAAAATCACGGATGGTGTCATGCTTAACAAGTACGGGGACAGTTTATTTAGACCATGGCTATCAGTTCAGAATTGTTGCCTTGGCTTTGCTGGTATTTATGTTGCCGTCCTGCTGTGCAGAGTTTACGACCTCAATAGCGGAGAGGTGGCGAGCTGGGTTCAGGCCGTTGGAGCCATAGTTTCAATTTGGGCTGCTTGGTTTATCGCACATGCGGAAAGCGCGCGGGCCGCGAGAGAGTCTAAAAGACAAGAGTTATCACGCTGTGCAGGGGTGATCGGAAATTTGCAGTATGTGAAGGGTGTAGTGGTGGAGCTTGGCGAAAGTGCAGCTGTCGCGCTAAATAGCGTTCAATTGAAAGCGGCACTAGTGGAGCTCACTGATAAACTTGATCGTATAGATGTCATGGGTCTTCCGAGTCAGGTTTTTGTTGATGCAGTATGCGATGTGAGGAGGGAGCTCGGGAAGGTTATATTGCTGTTTAGAGACCCCTTAACATCAATAGGAGCAGGTATCAATTTCAGATTGAGCCACGGTAGGAAAATCATTACCCTGGTCGATGATCATCTGTCAAAATGTTTGTCAGAGAAAATTCGAATTGGCTTAGAGTAAAGTTCCTCTGAAGCGGCAAGAGTTTGCGCGCCCGTTTACTTATTATAGTTCGAATTGACAAGGAGGCAGCCCTCTCAAAAGGGCTGCCCAGTGTCTTACTTGGCGTCGAAGGTGCCCAAGGACAGCTTCGCGGCTGTACCGACCTTGGCGTCGAGAACAGCCTTGAACTCTTGGGCGATGGCCTCGCGCTGGGCTTCCTCGCCAATCCAGCGCAGCTTCAGTACTGGTTGCGAGCCGCCGGTGATGACCGACACGCGCAGGCGGATCACTTGCTCGCCCAGGCCCTCAAACGGAATGACCTTGAAGTCCAGCCAGGCCGGCAGGGTTTCTTTGCTGCTGGCCTCGATCTGGTCCATGGTGCTGCGGCTGGCGCGGGTTTCACCTACGGCATGGTCGCTCTCGGAGGATGCCTTCACGGTGATGGTGCGAACTGCGGCGATCGCTTTGGCGATGCTCATGGTCTGGCCATTCTCATCGGTGGCCGACAGATGCTGGTTCCAGTCTTCGATCCAGTCGCTCATGGCCTTCTGCACCAGGCTTTGACCGCACACTGCCTGAACGGCTGCAAACGCTGCGGATGCCTTCAGGCGCAGCACGGCGCGGTCATCGGCATGGCCTGGCTCTTCTGCGGTACCGATGTTGAACAGCACGAAGCAGCTCATGTTGTCCTGATCGATGAAGCCGCGCGCTGCTGGCGCCGACCGTTCGACAACGTAGGCGCTGTAGTCAGCCAGCGAGTGGGTGGCGTAAGTGCCACGGAATCGGTTGCGGCCGGCCTGGTAGCGTTCCAGGTCAACTACGTTGAAGTTCTGCGGGACAACGGCAACCTCGCCGAGGGCAGGCAGCGTGATGCGAGCTGCAGCGACGGCGTTTTCTTGAATCAGTTCGAGAGCTTCTTTGCTGAGGGACATGCGCTTTTCCTTGTGGATGCAGTGAGTTACGAGCGTGGGTGTACAGGTGCTTCGTCACGGGTGAAGAGCTGGTCGTGCTTCTCGGGGAAGAGGGAGATGTTCCCGCCGGTACCGACGTACATCGGCGTGTCGAGGCTGGTGTTCTCGCTGCGGGTACCGCGCTTGGTCGGCACCTTGTAGTCGAGCTTGTGCTTGATCTTCACCTGGTGGGAGTCACCGATCTGGCTGAAGTCCAGAGTGATTGTGATCTTGCCGGCCTTGCCGTGATCGACCACGCCGGCGGCTACTTCTGAGAGGGCGTGGCCGATCTGGCTGGCGAATGCGCCGCCGTTGAGCTCCTGCAGGAACTCGGTAGTGTCTGTAGGTTTTGGCATTGCTGATGCTCCGAGGGGACAAGGCCGCTGGGCGGCAGGTTGATGTGCTGCTGGCGCCGACGCTGCTGCGCCATCTTTCGAATGGATCTCAAGGGGTGCAGGTCTCGATTGGCGTCTTCTTGGTCGTTTCGGAAGGCATGACCAGCAAGAGGCGCTTGTTGCCGCGATAGACGCCCCATGGTTTGCCGGTGGACCTCGCCATGGCGGCCGCATACTTCACGGCCGAGACGGGTTGAGAAATGGTTGCGATCATGGTCATCCTCCTGCGAGGTAATGCATCGGCGCGAACGGTATGTCGTCGTCGAAACTGTCGCTGTCCGGCGGCGCGGCCTGCTGGTTCTGTGATGGGCGCGCCTGGCGCTGTTGCTGAGGTTGCCGATCGGTTGGCTGCCCGGCTTGTTGGCCCTGCGGCCGACTGCCCAGCAGCTGCATCGTGCCGTTGATGTCGACGATGATTTCCGTGGTGTAGCGCTTGATGCCGTCCTTCTCCCACTCTCGGGTCTGCAGCTTGCCCTCGATGTAGCACTGCGAGCCCTTTCGCAGGTACTCGCCGGCGATCTCGGCCACCTTCCCAAACAGCGACACGCGGTGCCACTCGGTGCGCTCGACCTTCTGCCCCGACTGCTTGTCGGTCCACTGCTCGCTGGTGGCTAGGCTGAGGTTGGTCACCGCGTTGCCGTTGGGCAGGTAGCGCACTTCCGGATCCTGGCCGCAGGTGCCGACCAGGATCACCTTGTTTACCCCGCGGCTCATGACGAAAACGCTCCAGCCATGACGATCAACAGCAGCGCCCACAGGGCCGCCCAGCGAGTGCGGGTGTCGTCAGGCGGGCTGACCTTCAGCACCGGCACCGACTTTGCGTTCACCGCGCGCTCCAGGCTCTCGGCGTAGGTCACCGCGTCGAAGTAGCGGCGGCGCTGTCCGTACAGGCGGTTGTCGTCGGAGCCGACGATGGCCCAGCTGTTGTTCTCGCCCTGCTGGACGAAGAAGCGGGAGTTGCTGCGGAACTGAGCTGCTGCGGCTTCGGCCTGCTGCTGCACCTGGTCGTATTGCATACGGCTATTGCGGATGGCTGCGTTCATGGGTTGGTCCTTGTTGGTCAGGCATGGAGTTCCAAGGCTTCGGCCTTGCGAACGATTCGAACTTGGGCGGTGCGTCGCTCCGGCGCGCGGCGGTCGCGGCGCATGGGGTCGCCGTTGTCGATCACCGCATGCATGGCGATGAGGCCGGCGAGGGCGAGGCAGAGCGGGCTGATGATCTGTTGGCGCATGGCCTTGGTGACCGCCTCGATACGGCGGCCTGCCTCCAGCTTGAACAGCGCGGCCTCGATGCGGTTGGCCACCGTGCCCGGGCTGACCGCCATCTGGCGGGCGATTTCTTTGGTGGTGAGGCCTTGGGCCACCCACAACAGTGCTTCGAGCTCACGGGGAGCCAGCGCCTTGCCGAGCTGGCCAATCCATGAGCCGCAAGTGATCGTTTCCATGCAGTGTCCTCGGTAAGGCGTTGTTGTTTGATGGCCTGCGGCCAGCTCACCACTGCCCAGGTGACGGGCTTTGCGCTAGGCTGAGCGCTCTCACACAACACAGCCAGCAAAGGAGGGCGGTGCGCGAATGCACACTTACAAACTGAAGTACCTGTCAATTGAGGGCGATTCGGCTCAGCCAACTTTCGAATCAGCGAAGAGGCTCGAAATTGGTGATGTGATCGAGCTCGAAAGCGGCTTTTGGCACTTCATCACGGACATTCGAAGTTTGAAGACAGGTACTCAGCTAGTTCTTGCTGAATCCGGTCAGACTGCTCAAGAGGCAGAGTTGCTAGCAATGCAGCGACTAGACGACTGAGTACGACAGTTGCGTACTTGGCGCAGCTTTCTTGATCAACTTCTGTACTTGGGTGCATCAGCTTGAGCCGAGTGGCCAGGCCGATGTCGCCCTGGTGGGTGATGGCTACGAACGCCGCCTCGATCCTCTCAGAAAGTCCAGGCGGCGCTATGTCCGGGTAGGAGTGCCTGCTGGGCTCGCTGTTGAGCCTGAAGACGTCCGGGTGGGTCTCGTGCAACGCCTTGACCGCCTCACTGTGAGTGGCAGGCACTAGTATCAAGCCTAGGTCGAAGAGTTCCTTCAGGTATCCAGGCCCTGCATCGCCGCTATGCACGCATCGCTTGGATGCGGGGTCAATGGCCACAACTGCTTGCTTGGTCAT